AGGCATGTTGTCTACTTACACCGGGAGCATGCGCCGCCGTTTCATTTATGGTGAGTGGGGCGCACTTACTGGACTGGTCTATCCTCAGTTCGACGAAACAATACACATCCTCCGGCACGACGACATTGAACGCTACTTGCAAGAGTTGCGGCTGTCAGGTTTCCGTCCGTCAGTTCTTGAAGGATACGATCATGGCATAGCAGTGCCAAGCTGCTACCTGCTGTCGTTCGTCGATGACGACATGAACGTGTTCATCACGGATGGCTTCTACAATCCTGAGCGACAGGTGAAGGATGCAGCAGAGCACATCAACAGCATACGGGACCAATACGAGTTCGACAGTAGTGAACTGGTTCCCATCTATGCTGATCCGCAGATATTCAGGCGAAGTGGTGAAGGCGGACGTGGAGTTGGCACTACTGTTGCACGGTTGTTCGCCGAGGCAGGCATTCATGTGCAGCGTGGAGCTAATGACATCTATGGTGGCATCGCCAAGATACAGCAGTATCTCACACCAGTGGACAAGCACGAGCATCCACTGAACGGTCAGCACCCTGCGCCATACCTCTACGTCAGTGACAAGTTGCAGTGGTTCGTGAACGAGATCAGTGAATACTACTGGAAGCGCACAAGCAGTGGTGACGATCTCACGGACACACCGATGGACCGCAACGACCACGCGATGGACGCACTCAAGTATGTGCTCACACCACGACCACGGTTGGCGAAGTTCGTAGGCAAAGCGAACGAAGCACCTGCATACTTGAAGTGGCACGAGATCGAGCGTGAGACGCAGGCAGGAAGGGCACGACACAGATGAGCGGTTCATTCGGCAACGATGACGGCGACGAGAACTCACTAGACTTCAACGGCAGTGACGATCCAATGTCGCGCAGCTTGCAGAAGGCTGGCATCGACACTGAGGCACCTACCGACGACACGCGTGCAGTCTATAAGGTGATGGCAGACAGCAAGATCGCTGTGTCGTCTGTACGTGGTAAGATGTGGAAGGCACGTAAGACTGCTGGCCAGAAGCAGATGAAGGACTTGGCTGAGGCATGGGATGAAGCGATCCGTTACTACAACGCCGATCAGAGCGAACACAGGGACGACGTTGACACGGGACGCAGTGGGAACAGATACGTCGCACGTCGGCTCAACGACCGCTACTCAGCGACTGAGAACATCGTCTACTCGAACGTCAATGCACAGTTGCCTGAACTCTACGCCAAGAACCCTGACATCAACATCACGGCTGGTGCCAGCAGCGACGACGAAGCGTGGCGTGCATCAAGTGGACTAGCTGGTGCAGTAGAGAAGCTCGTGAACGTTCTGTTCATGATGAAGGTTGCACCGGGTGTCAGCCTCAAGAACAAGGCCAAGCGTGCAGTTGTCGTTGCACTGCTCACCAACCGTGTGTGGTTCGAGGCAGGTTACACGCAGAAGGACAGCAGCAGCGATCAGGCATTGCAGGACTTGCAGCGACTGACGAATGCAATCACGAACGCGACGTGTCAGGAGGACATACGTGAAGCAGAGTCGGGACTGCGTGCACTAGAAGAGAAGATCGACTTCCTGCAACCGTCAGGTCCAACTGTGCAAGTGCGCTTACCGCACCAAGTCATCATCGATCCTGATACGAATGATCCGTGGCTCGGTGACTGTCAGTGGGTCATGATCGAGGACATGATGCCGACTGAATACATCAACGCGATGTTCGGTCAGCCGCAGGACCCAACGAACCCTGAGAACGAAGTCACCGTCTCGGTCTACGAGCCAACACACATACTCGATGGTGGCACAGACGACGACGGCGATGCGTTCTCGATCTTCGACGATGCACGTGATTACAACGCTTACGGCTTCGACAACAAGGAGTCGTTCAACAAGGCTAAGCGCACGAAGGTGTGGCGTGTGTGGGATCGCAGCACACGACGGCTCGAACTCTACACGGACAAGAACTGGTCGTGGCCCATCTGGGTATGGGATGATCCATACTTGCTAGACAGCTTCTTCCCACTGTCACCGCTGTGGTTCCATGAGAACCCAGTGTCACTGTATGCCAAAGGTGAAGTGAGCTACTACCTCGATCAGCAAGACCAGATCAACGAGATCAACGACGAGAAGCGACGTGCACTGATGTGGGCACGACGCAACCTGTTCTACGACAAGAACAAGGTGGACAAGGATGAAGTGGAGAAGATACTGCGTGGCCCTGACGCAAGTGCAACCGGCATTGACGTGCCTGACGGCATGAAGGGCACAGACATGATCTTCGCCATCACACCACCTGCACTGACTGGGTTCCAGCAACTGTTCGACAAGAAGGACCTCTACGCAGCGATCGACCGCATTGCAGCGACCAACGACATGATGCGTGGTGAGCAGTTCAAGACGAACACGACGAACAAGGCGATCGACTACTACAGCACCATGGGCAACATGCGCATGGACGAGAGACTGGATGCGATCGAGGACTGCATTGGTGACTTGGGATGGAAGATTGCCCAGTTGTGCTTGCGCTTCATGGATGCGAACACTGTGCAGCAGTTGATCGGTCAGGACGTGAGTGCACTCGGCTGGCGTCCACTGGATAACGTGCATGACCTGAACAAGATGAATTTCAGTGTCGTCGGCGGCACAACGCAGAAGGCGAGCACGTCAGCCAAGAAGCAAGAGGCAGTGCAGGTCGGTCAGATACTGTCGCAGTTCAGTCGTGCAGCACCTGCGTCTGTGCTCAAGATCACACTGCGCATGTTCTCAGAGGCATTCGATGATGTTGAGATACGTGAAGAGGATTGGGAGAACATTGCGAAGGAAGCGTCTGCTGTTGTCGCACAAGGTGCACCACAGATGCCAGGACAAGGTGGACCTCCACAACCCGGTGCAGGTCCAGGCGCACAACCAGGTGCACCTCCAATGCCTGGTGCACAACCACCACCAATGCCACCACCCGGTGCACAACCCGGTGCTAATCCAGTAGCAATGGTGGCAACAGCACTGCAACAGCTACCACCACAGATGTTGCAGGCACTCGGCTTGATGCTCGCTAAGGGCGTGCCGCCACTGGCCATTGCACAGCACATACAGCAACTCACGTCACAACAGGGACCAGTTCAATGAGTGGATCACGTGCAACAGCAGACAACTTCGAGGACATGTTCTCGAACATGCCTGGGATGGAGGATGACAATGAGACCGAAGACACTTCATCTACTGAAACGCAAGGCACCGAACAGAGCGAAGGGGCAGAGCAGCAAGGATCACTCTTTGATCGCAGCACTGGCGATGGCGGCAGAGAGGACACACACAGACAGACAACCGAAGACCCAAATCGCATCGTCAAGCGGCAAGACGGACTTGTCGAACGGCAGTCCGCGACTGATCCACGCCGTCGTGATCTCGTAGACCCTGTCACTGGTCAGATCGTCGCACAGGGTGGCATCGAGCGTCGTGTCTATGAACAGGCAAAACGCAATGAGCGTGAAGCAAATGCGCTACGCGCTGAGGTGCAGCAACTCCGTGCACACACGCAAGGCATGCAGCAAGCGAACACAGTCGCGACGCAGTTAGGTCTGCAACCTGATGTGCAGATCACTGCAATGCGTGTCATGGCAGACTTCATGAAGGACCCAGTGCGCACGATCGAGTATCTGATCGCAGAAGTGAAGGGCAAAGGCTACAACATACCGTCATTGCAAGGTGCAGGCCAGGGCACTGACATGGAGGCTCTGGCCAAGCTGATCGACCAGCGGTTGCAGCCGATCACGTCGAGATACCAGCAAGAACAACAACTTAGCGCAAACCATCAACGAGCGCAGAGGGACCTTGACAACTTCCTCACAGATGTGCCAGATGCACGCGCGAACCTTGACATCATCGCCGAAATGATCACTGGCGATAACACGCTCAGCCTAGATCGAGCATACACACGGTTCGTTCAGTGGTGTAGTGCTAACCAGTTGGACCCCACCCAACACGTTGGACCGCAGTTGCAATATCGGCAACAGCAGCAACAAGTAGCACAGCCCGGCGCACAGCCGAGACAAGCCACACGCCCTCTGCCCGGTAATCGGCAGTTGAATGGTTCGTCAATTCCGTTGAACTCACGTGTTGCACATGACGCAGACGCGGACTGGTCTGCCATCATTGCAGAGAGCATGAGTGACGCGGGCATGCGCTAGGAGAGTAATCAATGCCAGTCGGCACAATCGTCCCCGCAGTAGCAACAGTTCTGCACAGTGTGCTCACGAAGTCACGCAAGAAGCTGGTGATGGCCAGCATCAAGTCGAATGCACTCATGGCGTGGGTGTTCAGCAACGACAGAGTGGAGTTCGAGGATGGTGGTTACAACATCACCAATCCACTGACAGTCGGACGCAACCCGAACATCGCGTCGTATCGCTACTACGGCACACTGCCAGTCAACCAGACGAACGAGTTCGACACGGTCGAGTATGGCTACTCCCGTGTCGCAGGCTCAGTGATCATCAGCGATCAGGAGCAAGACGAGAACCAAGGTGCGAACGCCATCTTCAAGCTGATGAAGGAGAAGATGAACGTTCTCGAAGAGAGCATCAAGGAGCGGTTCTCGCAATACCTCTACGCAGTCGGTGGCGGCACTGATCCGCAGGGACTTGGTGCACTGATCCCTACGAACCCGAACGTCGGCACACTCGGCGGCATCAACCGTGCAACACAGATGCAGTGGCGCACGAGTGCATACGTGTTCGGCGGTGCGATGGACGCGACGAACATTGAAGAAGTGTTCGACGATATACTTATGGACCTGACGCTGAAAGGCGAACGGCCAGCAGTGATCCTCGCAGGACGCAACATCTACCGCATGTATCGTCAGGCAGTGCGTGACAAGATCACGTTCAACTTGACTGAGGGCAAGGCCGGCAAGCGCATGTTCGACCTCGGCTTCGAAGGAGTGTCGCACAACGGTGTCGTGATCCTGTATGACGAAGACTGCCCTGTGGCGTCGGCATACTTCATCAATGACAAGTATCTGCGACTGCACATGCTGAAGCACGTCAACATGAAGGTGAAGGAACTGATCGCACCGTGGAACGTCGATGCAGTCGGCAGTCGCGTCGTGTGGCAAGGTCAGTGGTGCCTGTGGCGGGCATTCCGCACGCATGCAGTGCTGACGAACTGAGGGGCATGCACACATGAGCGGTGCACTAGACATCAGACCTGAGTTCCAGGTCGAACACGTGACAGGGGAGTTCAAGCTCCCCATCACGATACTGACGCAGGACGTGAAGAAGGTCGGCTTCAACAACGACAAGACAATCATCGTCAACAGGATGGAGCACAGCACACGCACTGTGACGGAAGGCTACATGCTCTACTTCCCACAGGGCCACTCGATCTTCATCGCAGCGGATGACGAAGAGCAACTGAACAGGCTCGGTGTGCTAGGACCACCACGTCGTGTAGACATGAACAGCGGTGAAGTGGTGCCAGAGGACTTCGAACTGACACCGAAGCAGATCGTCGAACGCAAGCAGCACAACAGACCACGACCACCACAGACTGGCGGACTTGCTGACATCTAGGAGCACGTGTCATGACGATGCCAGTTGCACAACAGTCATTCTTCCCACTGCGACTGAGCCAGTATATCCCTGGCATGCAATACGCTCACTCGGTGACTGCGCAAGGACAGGTCAGGATTGTCTTCGGTGCACTGTTAGGCAGCAACACAACTGCATACGTGAATGCAGCCAACGCAGCAGTAGCAGGAGTGGCAACAGCAGCGAACGGACTACTGCAACCGAACATCACTGATGCGAACTACGGTAGGTGCTTGCAAGTCTTAATGAGCATTGCATCTACTGGCACTGTCATGATCGACGGGTTCGACTACTTAGGCCAGCCGATGAGTGAACTCATAACGCTGTCAGCATCAACTGGAGCACAGACGAACAAGTGCTTCAAGGTGATACGTCAAGTCACATGGTCTGCAATGGCAGGTGCAACGATCAGTGTTGGCTTCCTAGCAGGTGGACGCAATGGTGTGCCATACAGGCTCAACAAGGTGCTGACTGAAGAGAACGGTGGCATACCGAATGCAACAGTAGGCGCGCCTAACTACTCCACACTTGCACCACAGACACTGACCTCCGTAGACCCACGTGGTTGGTATACCCTCAACAACGCAGGCAGTTGCAACGGTGTCAACATCCAGACGATCACTGCTGAGTGCTGCAATGACGTAGACCCAATCACCGGCGCAGGTGGGCTGCACGGTATGCCACACTTTAGTAACTAAGGACAAGGAGCAACGCAATGGCGAACGTCATCACCAATCCTACCTTCTACCCGCGTCGGCTGAGTTCATACGTGCCTGCGATGGCATACGCCAGTGACGTGAACATGAGTGGCGAGTCACGCATCAGCTTCGGTGCACCTGGGCTTGCGAACCCAACATACTTGCTCAATGCACTGAGCGTTGCAGCAGCACAGGTCGTGCCTGCAACAGGACTACTCAACGCAGCGACTGTGGACTCACCATTCGGTCGCAACTTGCAGGTCGTGTGCTCCGCAGCAGGTGTCGGCACAGTCATCGTGGACGGCTACGACTACCTGATGCAGCCGATGTCAGAGAACCTTGTGCTGAACGGTGCAACGCCAGTGCTCGGCAAGAAGGCGTTCTTCCTCATCAGGCAGGTGACGATACCCACAGTCGGTGCAGTGACACTGAACCTCGGCACAGGCACACAGCTTGGACTGCCATACAAGGCAGGACGTGTGACCACAGAAGAGTTCGCAGGTGTTGTCGTTGCCACGCTAGGCACGTTGACAGGACCGATCCTCACAGTGCCAGCAACTGCAACCACAGGCGACACACGTGGCACATACGTCCCCAACAGCACACTGAACGGCACGAGCACACTCACTGCGACGTTCGAGTTCTACGGTGACGTGGATGCAGCGAACAACGGTGGCCTCTTCGGAGTTCCTCAATACACGAACTGATCCACTCGTGTGATGAGAACACAGACAGGCTGCATTACGGTGGGTGGTGCAGCCTGTTTCGTGTTAGGGCACAAGTGAGCACGAGGGGGCACACGAACACGCACACAGGCACACCCATCACTAAACCCGAGACGACGGTATTTCAATACCACACGGAAATCCTTATGCATAACTATGCACAGCTATGATTTCCTACCGGAAATGAGTGAACAAATGCAGGACAATGCTTTGCGGAGTTGGTTCACGGTTTGTTCTTTGGTGTTCCCCCTGCGTTCATGTTGCTCGTATACAGCATAAGGAGTGAACTATGCCGCAAACAGTGCAACAGATCGTGGATCAGGTGATTGTGGAACTGTCGCAGGTTCCTGGGAGTTCGACGCAGATATACGCCACGCCGCGGATACTGTATTACGTGCAAGATGCGTTCGACATGATATTCCAGCAACACTGGTGGGGTGATTACTGCGATTGGGTTGATGGGCAGTTGGACGGCACAACGGGTCGGTTGGTTGCAGATGTCATACCGCAGGGTCCAGTGATGGTGAACGGTGCACCTGTGCCGATCACTAAGTATGGCAACATCCGTCAGGTGTTCATTGGCACTACTAACCGCGAGGTGAGAGAGCTACCAGCACGCATGAACCCGAACTTAGTCACTGGCACGATGGTGATGTATAAGCGACGTGACAACATCAATCCGAACAGACCGATCAGGTTCTATCCTGTGGATGCGATCGACACAGTTGTCATGGAAGTGCGTCAGGAGCCACCTCATCCGTTCGCGTTGACGGACACGATCTACTTCGATCCACTGATGCTCGTGCTTGCGACATGCTACATGTATGCAGCAGACAACGGCACCAACCCTGGCCAGATCAACAAGTTCCAGAGCATGTTCACTAAACGCATGTCGGACATGGTTGCAGCAGAAGGGGATACAACCGTGCTGCTCGATCCACGCTTTCCTGCTGACGAACTGTGGCAGGAGGACACGAATGCTGGCAACGGCTTCACTATCGGCATCTCGCCACTTGGTGCAGGAGTGTAGCACATGGGTAGCAACCCTGCATGGAAGGACGGCTACACACCGAACGCTGCGGAGTGGAACAGTTGGTGGGCTAAGAAAGCTGACGAAGGTGGTGGTGGTGGTGGTGGGTTCCTACCGCTCACAGGTGGGACGTTAACGGGACCAGTGAACGGCACGTCTGCGAACTTCACTGATCCATCTGTGATCGGTGGTGTGCACGCGACGTTGAACGCCAACGGTGATGTGTTCCTCGGCTCAGGTCAGCTTGCTAGTGGCGGCACGTTGTTCAGTAGCATCGGCATCGGTGTCAATGCACTGCGTGGTAATGCATCCACGAACGCCAACAACAACATCGCCATCGGCAACAACACACTATGGAGTAACCTCACCACTGGCAGTGGCATCATTGCGATTGGCGTGAACGCTGGTCAGTTTGCAGTTGATCAAGTGAGCAGTGTGTTGATCGGCACAGCAGCAGGTCAACAACTGGCGTCAGGTGGCAGGAGCATCATGCTTGGTGAGTTCACAGGTAGTGGACTGACGAATGGAAGCAACAACGTGCTGATCGGGTATCAGGTCGCGAGTTCCGTGTTGGCCACTGGTAGCAACGACATCTACATCGGCACAGGTCCAGCGATCGACGCAGCGACAGCAGGTGAGAGTGGCACACTGCGCATCGGTGGTCATGCAACGAACACCATACGTGCTACTGGCATCAACACCGCTGCATCGAAGCTGTTCTTGGACTGGATGCCTGCGTCAACAACGTTCGCTAGTGACGCTGCTGCGAGTTCAGGTGGTGTAGCAATAGGTCAACTATACCGCAACGGTTCCGTCATTCAGTGCAGGATCGCATAGATGGACGGATCACTACAGATGTCACCTGACATGGTATTCCAGCAGGGTGCTCGCAATGCGACTGGTGAGATCATCCTGTCGTTGGTCAATGACTTAGTTACTGCACGTGCACAACTGTTCGCTGCCAAGGCACACATCAGTGCACTAGAGCAGGAACTGAGTGCAGCACGGAAGGAACACGCTGATGTTCATGAACGCCAAAGATCTTGGAGTAATGAAGTCGTTCAGGACGACACTGCAATCGACGACAGTTCGGTCGTTCGAGGGCGGTCTCAACGTAATCGACACCGACCTGAACATGAAACCGAAGTTCGCGGTGGTGTTGGACAACCTTGAACGTGGTCTCGATGGTGCACTGTCGCTGAGGCCAGGGACTAAGCTACTAGCACGACTGCCTACGAGCAGCACACTTGCGAACGTCTACTACTTCAATGCGTATCTAGTCGCGGTTACTACCGACGGTCGTGTGTTCAGTGTCGATGGCACAGGTGTAGTGACTGAATTGTTAGTGCTAGGATCACCACCGTGGGCTGGACCAGTAGGGTCAGTGATCAGTGTGTCGTTCACTGTGTTCAACTCAGACCTGATCATCTCCTGTGGTGTGCACAAGCCGCTGATCATCTTCGGCAACGTCGTCAATCCACTCTACAACCAGATGCAGTTCCTCGCTGACCTCGCGAACCTGTCCAACGTCAACACACCGATCGGTGCCTATGTCATCGCACATGCACAATACACACTCATCGCAGGAATACCCACACAGCCATCCTTTCTGTATATCTCGGCTAGAGGGACTAGTGGGACTTGGCTTGGAGATGCAGCACCAAATGACGCGGTTGCTATTGATCTCGGCCAACGTGTGTCTGCTGGTAGCAGCGCTATCACTGGTCTTGTGTCTTACCGAGACAAGCTACTGGTCACGTTCGAGCGTGGCGTTCTTCCTGTTAATCTTGGTATTTACACAGGTAGTCCTGCTGTCCATACTCCTACGGATGACGGCTTCATTGAGGAGTTTGGTTGCCTTTCACATCGCTCACTCATATCAGTTGGCGATGATACGTTCTACTGTGACAACATCGGAGTGAACTCGATCACGCGGATCATCCTCTACAACACACTGAGGCCAGAACGTGCATCGCAGTTCATCGACCCACTGATCACTGCGCTCGTGCGACCACTGAGTGCGGCACAGATCAGTCAGTATGTGTTCGCTGTCTATGACATGCGTAACAGGCGTTACATCCTGTTCGTGCCTGTGTTCGATGCCAATGGCAACGTGACTGAGACTGTGGCGTTCAGTTACACGTCTGTGCCTGCACTGAAGATCACTGCGTGGGCACGACTGCGTGGATGGAAGTTCTCGTGTGGTTGCAGGACTGCGTTGCAGAACATCGTGTTCGGTCAGGGTAACAAGCTCTATTCGTATGAGTTCGACGCGGTTGATAACAACGCTGACTACGTAGGTGATACTGACGTGAACGCAGATGGCACTGGCGTCCCTGTGCAGTTCACATGGGAACTGCCATGGGCTGACTTCGGCAAGCGTGGTCATGTGAAGCAGATGCAGCAGTTGTCGCTCGACACGACAGGCACAGGTGGGTTCACTGCGAAGATGTATGTGGACAACATCAGAACTGACAGTCAAGGCAACGACTCACCGATGCTAGTAACTGACATGCAAGGTGGCAGCGTTGGTGGTTATGGCTTGCAGAAGTATGGCTCCACGCCGTATGGTGGTGGCCGACCGTCAGCCGATGAGCGCATCTTCGAGTGGCCAGCAGCATTCAAGATCATGAAGATGCAGATCACAGGTGCAAGCATGAAGCCACTCAAGTTCATCAGTATCACGTTCCAGTATGAGATGGGCGACGTAAGGAGGTAAGCTGTGACAGGTGTAACACCGAACCTACGGCTATACCTGCCTGCGTATGACACGCCAGGATGGGACACACTATTGGAGTCCAACTGGCGTGTGCTCGACTCACTTGTGGCGCGTGCAACAGGTGTTCCTGGCTATGCAGGCATCTACGTCCCAGGTGCTACGTATACTGTCAATCAAGTAGTCACTGATCCTGCTGACAGCAAGCTGTGGCAGACTAACACTGCCTACACTACGAGTGCCACGAACACGTTCGCACAGGAGCGTGCAGCGCAACCAGGAGTGTGGACTGATGTTACTGTTGTGTCGCAGAACGCTGCTACTAGTGCGACGCAAGCTGCTGGTAGTTCGACCGCCGCTGCGACATCGGCTACGAATGCTGCCAACAGTGCGACTGCTGCGGCAGGGTCAGCGACGAATGCGGCTGCAAGTGCTACTGCTGCTGCTGCGTCTGCACTTGCGTATAGTAACTCATTCAAGAACAGACTGATCAATCCACTGGCGACCATCTTGCAGATGACGCCGATCAATGTGGCCAACACTCCTGCGGCTAACGTCAACGCTTACATCAACGATGGCTGGTCGTTCAGCAACTCAGGTGCACCAGTAATCACTGCGAGTTTCCGTGCCGCTGCTGACACAGACCGCGCTGCGATAGGCAACGAAGCTGTCATCAACTTCATGCAGGTTGGTGCAGCGAACGCTGTAGTGGGTGCAGGCGACTCTGCACTATACTACCAACAGATCGAGGACGTGCGTGCGCTAGCAGGCAAGACTGTGGTGCTCAGCTTCTGGGCACGTGCCACTGCTGCTGGCAATCCGAAGCTCGCCATCGAACTCGTGCAGAACATGGGCACTGGAGGCAGTCCGTCGGCTGGTGTCAACACTATTGGTGCACAAGTGTTCACGCTGTCAACTACATGGCAACAGTTCACTACGTCGCCGATCGCAGTGCCATCGCTGCAAGGCAAGACACTCGGCACCAATGCGAACACTTCGTCCACTAGCGTGTTCTTCTGGTTGTCAGCAGGTAGCACATTCGCAAGTCGTGCAAGCAACATCGGCTCGCAAGTGTTCACATTCAACATGTGGGCACCACAGTTGGAGATCGGCTCTGCACGGACGCCTACCGAAGTTCGGTTCAGATCGATCGAAGAGATGCTTTGCAAACGCTACTACCAAGCTGGCTTCATCATGCTGTATGGCTACGGTGGTGCGGGTGGATCGAACATCTCAACGTTCGCGTTGCCAGTTGCCATGCGAATACCTCCTGTCACGAGTTCATCCACGAACAGCAGCACCAACGTTACATCCTTCGCGACCAACCTCACTGACGCCACAAGCGGCAT